GCAGGAGCTTGAGCAGACGATAATATTTTAGATATATTATCCTCTTTTGATTTCAACTCTGCTTGTTTTTCAGCCACTTTTTTCTTTGCGTTTTCGACATTAAACATCAATAAACTCCTTACAATAAATTTTGTGTCTCGATAATTACGTTTTCTAATTCACTAATATATTTACTTTTTACGGATAAATCGGCTTTTAATTGCTTATTTTCAGTAATAATAGCACTTAAATTAGTTACTTCCTCTTTGATTTTCTCAACTATAGCCTTGATATCATCTAGCATTTTTACTCCTTTTTGATGGCTCTTTTGATAAAAACTATCTAGCGTCGCATTTGCATCCATTGGCACAGACACAACACTAATTTCCAATAATTCTGCATTTTTATAAATATATGTTTGATTTTGCTTATCATAATCGTAATCATGACCAATAAATCCAACCGAAAACGTTTTTAGTATGCCTTGTTTTATTAATTTCACTACATTACTTTGTAGTTCCGTCATTTCGGTATCTACATGACCAATCTCAGCGGTGAATTTAAGCCCACTTTCTGTTGCAAATAACTCAGTTATTCGCCCTAATGGACTCGCATAATCGTGATTATGTAACAAAATAGGGTTTTTTTGAAAGTTAGCTAAATCCCAACAACTTTTAGGCATAATATCGGATGCCCTGTCTTTTTGTCCAGAATTTGCAGTGCCTTTGATAATAAATACCTTATTAAGTGAAAAATTTTCAGTACTCACCTGATTTATATCTATTTGCGTTAAATCTATCTCTTTTTTTTCAATCTCAATGCTTGAAATAATAAAATTTCTATTCATTTTGAACCTCCACTTTATATTTTGAGTTTAATTTTTTATTATTAACATATATTACGCCTTTAAGTTTCATTTAATCGCCAAGATTTCTATATCTAAAACGCACCTACAGTTAATTACATCGTCCGCACTGCCATAAGCTCCATCACGAGGATAGCGAAGCCCATTAGAGAAACGTTTATTATTCAATGATTCTTTATCGTTTTCATCCCAAAATATAACCTCGCCATTCATTGAAACGTGTGCGTCTCTCGTAAAAGAGTCTAGTAATGCATTCCATGTTTTTTTAGCTTTTTTAGAATAGGTTTGGACGTCTGAGGTTGCTTTTTCGCTTGCTAATGATAAAGCGTGTCCTATTTCTGTCCTTACGATAGTATTCGCTTGAGATTTGTAACTTTCTCCAAATACTAATCTTACTTTTGTGGCTAAATCTGCTTGTGATTGTGTAGGGTTTTGTTGTGTTTCGGTTATTAAAAATTGAAAAGCTCTTTGCGTGTAAGTAGCTGAATAGCCGTCAAAATTATTGCTAGCATCATTTTTAATTTTGCCAAGCAAAAAATCATTAGCACGCCTAACAAGCGATGTTGTGAAATCAGTTGGCAAGGACTTCTTTGGCATGTTTCTTATAATGTTGCTCATAATGCTTTTATAATACTTTACCGATTTTATTAACAAAAGCGAGTTAAGGGAGGTTAGAAATTTCTCTTTGCGAGCGGTTAAAATCCATTCGGTGAAATTATCCATTGACCATGTGGGATTATTTGCTATTTTAGTTGTCCACGCATCTAGCTCTAAATTTAGAAGCTTTTCAATTTCTGAATTTTCAAATAAGGTTAAGTCTTTTTTTTTTAAACTCTCGCTAGGAGGCATGCTTAAAGCTTCGCTTACTGGCTCAACGCTTATAGTTTCTATTACTGCAATCTCTTCATAGCCTAATAATTTTCTAATCTCATTCTGAGTCAATACAGAGCTTAAATAAGGTATTTGAGAAATTATTTTATCTTGTTGTGATAGATATTTTATATTTGAATTATCTATTATGATTTTATTATTACCTAATAGTGTTTTAATACGTTGATTATTCTCTAAAGCACTGCAATATAATGCCTGTATTGGTAAGATTGTTTGCTCATAAAATATTTGCATTTGAATTTCAGAATTTGCATAATTTACGCTATCAGTATCACCAAAAAAGATAGGAGGAACGCCAAGAAGTGAGGCTAAATCTCTTTTATTTGCTTTTATGATTTCTAATATCTGCATTTCTGAAAGTTTTTGAGAGCTAGATGACCATTTAGCTCCTTTTGGCAATACTTTATCAGAAAAGGCATTCTTACGCCCTGAAAATGAACTTCTAAGTGAGGAAATTAAGCGATTTAATGCATTTAGGTCATTAGTATCTGTTTCAATTATCCCTGTAGAATTTCCGCCACGAATAAAAAAAGTGTTCAAAAATTCATAGCTATATCTATCGCACATCAAATTTAGCAATGCTACTTCAACAACGCTATCACCAAAATCAGATGAAAAAATCGACGGCATTTTAAAATGAATCATATCATCAATATTAATAGTAGCGTCATCTTTACTATTAGAAATTAGATAGTAATTATCTTTTTTAGCTCGCACAAAACAAGGATCAATCCTTTGAAACACTCTTGTAGTTGGCATATAGGCTAAATATGCATTGCCATGTATGTAAAGATCAATAATATTTTCCATATGGACCGTTTGGCTTGATAAAGAAGTTCTTAAAAATTCCAATGTGCTATCATTTTGTTCATTATCTGCAATCATAAATTTACATGTCAAAAACTGTTTAGCGATCGGGTTAATAATAACTTGTAAAATCTTCTCCGTGCGATAAAGATTTTTCATTTGCTCACGAGAAATATAGTTATTAAAGCCAGATGTCATATTTATTTGTTCGGTAAAGCTTGCCCAATTTAGATTTTTTTCATGCACTTCAATTGGATGATTATAGATTACTTTCTCTTCAATTTTAGGCATTTCTTTTACTGTTAGCACTGGTGCAGATAGCTCTTTTTTATTCCAAAAAAACTTCATTATTTTCATCCTTATAGCAGAACGTCAGGGTTATATTTCTCTAAGTCTGCTAAACTCATGACCGCATATAAAGAGCCTAATTTTAAAATGTATACATTATTATCAGTAATCCCAATAAGTTTATAGATATCCTCATCATTGATTTTATAGTCTTGCTGTAAAACATATTTATCACTTAATTCTTGAATATTACTTAATAAGATGTGTATATCTTGAGCTTTATTTTTAATCACAAATATTTGATTTAATAAATCAGGAATTAACAACTCACTCGCAGGATTTGCGATTGCGTTTGTTGTTTGTGTTATGAGCGTTGCGCATAAATCTTTTAATTCCTGAGCATTTTTTTTAATTTTCTTCCTATTATTTAGTGAAATCATGCGATAACTCCTTTTAATTTATTTGTTTCAGTGATTAAATTATTGATTTGTTCTTGTTGAGCGTCAACAATTTTAGCTAAATCCTGTACTGCCTTACCAACGAATGACCCCATATGGTTTTCATAAAATCCAATCTTAGGTTCATTATCTATTTTAGTATCAAAAAATAATTCAGGTACTAGAGGTTTAACTTGTTGTGCTATTAGTCCAATTTTTTTAGGTTCTATATTATTATCTGTTTTCCAGCGAAATGTAACAAAGTTAATTTGCTTTAGCTCGCTTAAACCATAATTTAAATCTTCAATATCTTTTTTTAAAGTCTCGTCAGATGTTGAGGTTGTCAAATATCCTGTGGTGTCATTGCGGTATGTTGGTACTGTTGAGGTTCCACTATTATCTGAAAATCCTATATAGTTACCCATAATAGTATTTCCACGAACACCATATCCTGAAGCCGAATATCCACTTATACCATCCCCGTTAGTTGCTTCCCCTCTTACTCCTGTTCCACCAGTTCCAGCGACTCCCCGCACACCATACCCATTAGTAGTGATACCATAAACACCTGTCGCCGAGCCTGTACCATCTCCATAGACCCCCGCCTTACCGCTCACTGACGCAGTACCCAATACACCATGACTATCTCTTGACGCAGCATATATTGCAGGGGATCTAAGAGATGAAGCATAGATTGCATAACCTTCGTTATGCGCACCTGCGTCATATGTATTCGTGAAATATCCGCCGTTTCCAAATGTATATGATGCTGTTCCATATACGCCATATCCATTTGTGCCTGAATTCGAACCATAAACTGCCGCATAACCGTTGCCGTTTGCGGTAGCATATATAGCTGTTCTACTTGCAGGGGCTAGCACTCTCACAGGCATGTCATAAACAAACCCTGTCTCTGTCAACGCGGACATTGCATTATCAACATTAGCACTAGGAACTATATTAGCATTCCAGTGC